GTCTTGAATATCTGGCCGCGAAATTGAGGATGGGGGGGGCTGTGCGAGGGCGCAAGTCAAAACCGACACAACTGAAACGACTTGAGGGCAACCCGGGCAAGCGCGCGCTCAACGCGATGGAGCCGCACCCACCAGTGCCCGAGTCCACGCCACGCGCGCCGCGCCATTTGAGTGTGGAGGCGCGGAAGGAATGGCGGCGCGTCTCACAGATCCTATGGCAGATCGGGCTGTACACGGAAGTTGACCACGCGATGCTGGAGATGTACTGCCAGGCTTACGGCGAATGGATCGAGGCAAAGCGCAAGATCCGCGCCACGGGCGGGCGGGTGCTGCGCGCTCCGCTGGGCGGCCTGTACACGAATCCATGGGTGCACGAGGCGAATGGTGCTTGGGAGCGGCTGCGCAAGGCTGCAGCCGAGTTTGGGATGACGCCCAGCACGCGATCACGGGTCCGGGTGGCCACGGCGGAGCACGAGCCCAGCCTGGAGGAGCAGCTCTTTGCGATGGTCGGCGGGGCAAAGGTGACGGATGGCGGATGACTTTACCGCCGAGCAATATGTTGACGATGTGCTGAGCGGCCGGCAGCCGGCGTGCAAATGGGTGAAGCTGGCGTGCGAGCGACACCGGCGGGACCTTGACAACGGAAAAGAGCGTGGGCTGCACTTTGACGAGCTGACCGCGAAAAAGGCGGTGGCATTCTTTAGGCTGCTGAAGCACTCGAAAGGGGAGTGGGCTGGGCGGCCGCTGGCGCTGGAGCCGTGGCAGCAGTTTGCGGTGTGGTCCCTCTTCGGTTGGAAGCGTGCGGATGGGACGAGGAAGTTTAGGACCAGCTATTTGGAAGTATCTCGGAAAAATGGCAAGACGACGATGGCGGCGGGGATAGGGCTGTACCTGATGCTGGCCGACGGGGAGCCAGGCGCGGAGATCTATAGTGTGGCCACGAAGCGCGACCAGGCGAGATTGTCGCACAGCGAGGCGACGCGCATGGCCAAGTCGTCGCCATCCATTCGTAAGATCGTGACGGTGTACAAGGATAATGTGCATATCCGGGACACGGCGAGCAAATTTGAGCCGCTCGGCGCGGACTCGGATACGATGGACGGGCTGAATGTGCACGGCGCGATCGTGGATGAGGTGCACGCGCACAAGACCAGGGACACTTGGGACGTGATCGAGACGGCGACCGGCTCGAGGCGGCAGCCGCTCATGTTTGCGATCACGACTGCAGGGTATGACCGGCAGACGCTATGCTGGCAGCAGCACGAGTACACTCAAAAGGTTTTAGACGGTGTGCTGCAGGACGACTCGTGGTTCGGGATGCTCTATGGGCTCGACGAGGGAGACGCATGGGAGGATGAGAGCACGTGGATCAAGGCGAACCCGAACCTGGGCGTGTCGAAAAAGCTTGACGACATGCAGCGCAAGGCGGCCCGGGCCAAAGAGATGCCGGCAGCGCTCAACGCATTTTTGCGGCTCGAGCTGGACGTGTGGACGCAGGCTGAGACGAAGTGGGTGAACCTGGAGCACTGGAAGGGATGCGGCCAGGCGGTGGATGCGGATGGGCTGCGTGGGCGGACGTGCTATGCAGGCCTTGACCTCTCCAGCAACGTGGACATCTCGGCGCTGGTGCTGGTGTTCCCGCCACTGGCGGATGACGACAATTATCAGATCATAGTGCGATTCTGGATCCCTGAAGAGGCGATGATCCAGCGGGCGCGCCGGGACCGGGTACCCTACCCGGCATGGGTGCGTCAGGGGTTCATCAAGGCGACGCCCGGAAACGTGATTGACTATGATTTCATCCTGGCTGAGATAGACGAACTGATGCAGGCCTACGACATCCTTGAACTCGCATTTGACCGGTGGGGGGCGACGAAGATCGCCACGGACCTGATGGAAAAGGGTGGCGAGGACTGGCTGGTGCAGTTCGGCCAGGGGTACGTCTCGATGAACCCGCCGATGCGCGAGCTGGAGCGGCTGATCCTGGAGCACAAGTTGGCGCACGGGAACAACCCGGTGCTGACGTGGATGGCCAACAACCTGGTGGTGAGGCAGGACCCGGCGGGGAACATTAAGCCCGACAAGGAAAAGAGCATCGAGAAGATTGACGGGATGGTGGCGCTGGTGATGGCGCTCGACCGGGCGCTACGGCACGAAGCGCCGAAGCGGAGCGTGTACGAAGATCGAGGCCTGGAGACGGCATAGTGACAAAACATTGTGGCAAGTGTGGCAAGGACAAGCCTACGGGCGAGTTCGCAAGAGACAAGAAGAACAAAGATGGTCTTAGGGGTTTCTGCAAAGCCTGTGCCCGATCGTATAGAAACAGTGTCAGATCGCACAGGTCTCAATACATGTCCGAATGGCGTGAACGGAACAAAGAACACATCGCTGAGTACAATGCTGCGAATAGAGACAGGGTTATGGACTATCGTGAAAGGACCAGGGAGCGCAAACGGGCACACGATAGAGACTACCACAGTAAGAATCGGGACAAGATCAATGCCCAAGCTGCAGAGTATCTCCGGGCCAATCGGGAAGCTATTCGCTTGCGAGGTAGGAACTGGCATCAGGCAAATCGAGAGCGAGTGAATGCTAAAAACCGCAACAGGCGCCAAGCCAATATTGAGAAATACCGTGCGGCGGAGCGCGACTACCTGAGGAAGCATGCAGAGGCAAGGGAAAAAGCGCGTGTTAGATTGAAGAAATGGACACAGGAGAACCGTGAGCATGTCAGAGAGAAGGCAAGGGCCTATCGTGCTGCGCATGCCTCCGAACTCTCTGAATGGCACAAAAGACACTATCGAAACAACAAGAGCGCCTATATCGAGAAAGCAAGAGAGGCAAGAGACATTCGGCGGGCACGCTTGCGCGGCAACGGTGTAGAGCGTGTATCGTACAAAAGAATCAGGCAGCGTGACAAAGACACATGCCACATTTGTGGCAAAAAGGTTTCTGAGTCAGAAATTTCTTTTGACCATCTTATCCCTATATCGGATGGTGGGCCACATGCAGAGTGGAACCTTGCAGTGTCGCATCTCAAGTGCAATCTAAAGCGTGGACCGGGATGGATACCGGCCCAGCCTCATCTTCCATTGGAGACGGCGTGATGGACGATGCAGAAAAGGCGAAACAGATCGCCGAACTGAGAAGGCGCGTCGGGGTGAAAATGGAACAGGCGAAGCGGATGACGTGCCGCAACACTGCCGAGAGGATCATGCGCGAGGCCGCCGAGCTGAAGGCCAAGATCGCCAAGCTCGAGGCGGGCAAGTGATTATTTTTGATCGCTACCCGACGCTTCGACAAGTGATCGTGAACACGAAGACGGACCGGGCTTTTCGTGGCGTGTTGTGGCGGAAGGCACGGGGATACCTGGTGCTGCGCAACGCCGAGATGCTGAAGGCAAAGGGTGAGACGGTCCCGGTGGATGGCGAGGTCATGATCGAGTCGTCCAACGTGGACTTTGTCCAGGTGGTGACGTGATGGCAGTCGTTCAAAGCGTCGGAGCATTGGCGGATCTGAGCCCGAGCTGGTGGCCGGTGATCAGCTACGGATCGCTGCAGATGTACGATGACTACAATTATGACTATGCCACGCTGTACAAGATGCAGCCGAACGTGCGCACGTGCGTGGATTTCCTGGCGCGGAACATTGCGCAACTCGGGCTGCACGTGTTCCGGCGCGTGTCGGAGACGGACCGGGTACGGCTGCGCGATCACCCGCTGGCGCAGGTGCTGGCCAAGCCACTGCCGGCAGAATTCAAGGTTACCTATTATCGCCTGATCGAGTCGCTGATGGGCGATCTGGGCGTATATTTCAATGCGTACTGGCTGAAGGCGAAAGTGCCCAACGCGCCGCTCGGTCTGCTGCGCATCCCGCCACCGTATGTGACGATCAAGGGCGGGCTGGTCGTGACCGGCTACGAGATGACGCTGAGCGGGAAGACGTACAATTTTGGGTCTGACCAGATTGTGCATCTGCGCGGCTATAACGCCGAGAATGAGATCACGGGGCTATCACCGCTCGAGACGCTGCGGCGTGTGCTGGCCGAGGAGCACGCGGCGGGCGATTATCGCGAGCATTTCTGGCAGAACGCGGCTCGGCAGTCGGGCATCATCGAGCGACCCAAGGATGCGCCGGAATGGAGCGCAACTGCGCGCGAGCGGTTCAAGGCGGAGTTCGAGGCCCTCTATAGTGGGGGTGAGAACTCGGGCAAGACCGCGATTTTGGAAGAGGGGATGACGTGGCGCGCGGGCACATTCAATGCCCAAGAGTCAGAATACCTTGGGGGAAGGAAACTGACGCGGGAAGAGTGCGCCCGTGCGTACCACATTCCGCTGCCGATGGTGGGCATCCTCGACAATGCGACATTTTCCAACATTCGAGAGCAACACAAAAATTTGTACCAGGACGTCCTGGGGCCATGGTGCTCGATGATTGAGCAGGACATTATGCTGCAGATCCTGCCAGAGTTCGAGGACACGGACGGGATATACGTCGAGTTCAATATCGCTGAGAAATTGCAGGGCGCGTTCGAGGAACAGACGCAGATGCTGCAGTCGGCGGTCGGGCGGCCGTGGATGACGGCGGACGAGGCGCGGGCGCGGATGAACCTGCCGAGCATGGGAGGCGATGCCGACCGGCTGGTGACGCCGCTGAATGTGCTGGTCGGTGGGCAGGCGTCGCCACGCGACAGCGCGCCGAAAGAACGAGGAGAGAAAAGCGAAGAGCGAGGAGAGAAGAGCGAGGATGTGGACCCGACGCAGCCGGATCTGAGGGCGGCGTGGCGGAAGCGGTGGACGCGGCACATGGTCCAGGTGTTCGAGCGGCAGCGCGACGTGGTGATGAAGCGGGCCAAGGCGATCCCAGACATTGCGGTGCTGTGGGACGGCCCACGCTGGGATGCAGAGCTGACGGGTGATTTTCGGAAGCTGAGTGCGGCGACAACGCTAGAGTTTGCGCGGTACGTGTCCGAACAGATGGGGACGGAGCTGGACGCGAGCGAGATGGAGGCCTGGATCGCCGAGAGCAGCCGGGTTGCAGCGGAGAAGGTGAACGCGACGACGCAGGCGCAGCTCGAGGAGGCATTGAAAGCGGATGACCCGCTCGACGCGCTCAAGAACGTGTTCGAGGTGGCGCTGAGCGCGCGGGCGGCGGAGATCGCGATGAGCCGGACGACGTCGCTGGCGAATTTTGGGACGATGAATGCGGCGCGCCAGGGCGGGCTGAAGACGAAGACGTGGCACGTGAATTCGTCGAATCCGAGGCCGAGCCATGCGCGGCTGAGCGGGGTGACGGTCGGGATCCGTGAACTATTCAGCAACGGCATGATGTGGCCAGGCGATCCGGCCGGCGGAGCGGACGAGGTGGCCAACTGCAGTTGCAGTGTGACTTTCGGGAGGGCAGAATGAAGACCAAGACATTTACAGCTCCGATGCAGATCAAGGCTGATGGAAAACCAGGTGAATTCACCGCAGTGTTTTCGACGTTCAACGTGATTGACAAGGACGGCGATGTGACGCTGCCGGGCGCATTCAAGGACGGGGCGGCTGTGCGAATCTCTTACTGGGGCCACCGGTGGCAGGATCTGCCGGTCGGGCGGGGCGTGATCCATGCCGACGACGCCAAGGCGTGGGTGGACGGCCAATTCTTTTTGGACACGCTGGCGGGCAAGGAAACATACACGACCGTAAAGAACCTGGGCGAGCTGCAGGAGTGGAGCTATGGCTATGATGTTCTCAATAGCGAACCGGGCAAGCTCGACGACCAGGAGGTGCGATTCCTGAAAGAGCTGGAGGTCCCGGAGGTATCACCGGTCCTGCTGGGCGCTGGGATTGACACGCGGACGGAGAGCATCAAAGGCATGAAGGCTGCTCTTCCGGCGCATTCTACGGCGACGACGGATATGGCCTGGGACGGTCCGGCGAATGAGGCGCGCGCGGAAAGCGGACGCGACGAGGCGTACTATAAGCGCATCTTTGCATGGCGCGATCCGGACGGCGACCCGGCGGTCAAATCCACTTACAAGTTCATCCATCACATGGTGGCGGCGGATGGGACGCCAGGGGCGGCGAACATCCGAGGCTGCCAGACGGGCATCGGGGTGTTGAACGGCGGGCGCGGCGGGACGACGATCCCGGATGCGGACCGCCGAGGAGTGTGGAATCATCTGGCGCGGCATCTACGCGATGCGGATGTCGAGCCGCCAGAGTTAAAGTCGGTTGACGACCACGGCCAGGATCCCCACGGGGACACGCCCAGGAGTCAGACGCCGAGCGTGCAATCTATCGCATCGCGAATCCAAATCGAACAAGTGGAGGACTGACGTGAACGAGAAGCGTGAAAAGATGCAGAAGGCGCTGGCGGATGCCCGCGCTATCTGCGACCTGGCCGACAACGAGAAGCGCGATTTTACCGCCGATGAGCGCACGAAGGTCAACGCGCTGTTGGCCGAGGCCAAGAAACTCAAGGAAGAGATCAAGGCGGCCGAGGGCGATGCTGCGCTCAAGGCGATGATCCTGGAGCTGGGGGCGGGCATCGAGGATGCTCGCGGCCAGGCGCCGGCGACGCATCCGGCTGCAGCGAAGGGCAAGGGCTTGAGCATCGGCGAGCAGTTCGTCGAGTCGCCGACGATCAAGGCCTGGATGAAGCACATCGCGCCGAGCGGCGTCATCCCGGAAAGCATGAAAGGGCTCAGCTCGCCGCCAGTCGAGTTCAAGGGACTGCGCGACCTGTTGCCGATGGGGCGTAAGGAGTTGATCACCGGTACGGATGTGACCAGCGCGGGTGCGTTCGTCCAGACCGATTACACTGGAATATACGAGCCATTGGGGCGGTTTCCGCTCAACGTGCTCCAATTGGTGAATCGCCGAACGACCACGAGCGACTTGGTGGAGTTTGTGCGCCAGACGCGACAGGTGACCGAAGCCGCGCCCGTGCCGGAAGCGAACGTGAAATATCCAACGGGCGCGACGGGCGAGGTGACCGGCACCAAGCCGCAGGGCCGCATGAATTTCGAGAAAGTACACGCGGATGTGAAAACCATCGCGGTGTATGTCGGCGCCACGAAACGCGCGCTCAGCGATGCGGCGCAGATCCGGGGCATCATTGACCAGGAGCTGCGCGACGATCTCCAGGAGGAGCTGGAGAACCAGGTCGTCAACGGCAACGGTGTCGGCGAGAACTTTGTCGGCATCCTCAACACCGCCGGGCTGCTGATCCAGGCGTTCGCGGTTGACGTGTTCCAGACTACCCGGCGGGCGATCACCACGCTGGAAGTGACCGGACGCGCGAGGGCGACGGCGTGGGTGTTCAACCCGGTGGACTGGGAAGGTGTCGAGCTGACCCAGGACCTGGTGAACCGGTACTATTACGCCGGGCCATTTGGGATGGGTCCCCGGACGCTATGGGGCTTGCCGGTGGTGACGAGCCAGTCGCTGCCGGCGGGCGCTGCGCTGCTGGGTGACTGGCGCAAGGCGGTGCTGTGGGACCGCGAGCAGGCGTCCATCAGCGTCACCGATTCGCATGACGACTGGTTCATCCGCAACCTGATCGCCATACTCGCCGAGCTGCGGGCGGCGTTCGGGCTGATCCGCCCGAGCGGGTTCTGCCAGGTGTTGCTGGCGTAACCGAAGAGCGAAGAGAGAAGAGCGAAAAGCGATGGCGCTGCGGGTCAATGTGGTGTGCAGGAACTATAAGGACGACCGGGTGTTACCGCGATTCTCGCGGTACCTGGCCGACCGTCTAGGATGGGCATTGACCGCAGCGCCATCCAAGGGCGAGATCATTTACCTGATGGGCTACTTTGAGGCGCAGTTGTTCGCACAGTGGCCCACAGGTACGCCGGTGGCGTCGTACTTTACGCACCGCGAGGAAGAGCCACCGGGGAACGATAAGGCGAAGTTGTTCGATGCGATCGCGGTGCATGCCAACCTGCGGGTGGCGATGTGCAAGCTCTACGCGGATATGCTGGCAAAGTGCGGGCCGACGATCCAGCCGCCATTGCCGTTGGAGCGGGATCGGTTTGTGATTGCGGGAAAGCACGGGGAAATCGCGCCCATACGACGGCGGCCGGTGGTCGGATTCAGCGGGTACACGTACAAAAATCACAGGAAGGGCGACGACCTGGTGACGGGTGTGGTGCGATCGGCGGTCGGGCAGCGGGTGGACTGGGTGGCCAGCGGGCGCGGGTGGCCGGTGCCGACGAAGCGGTACAACTGGGCGGAAATGCCACAGTTTTATCAGAGTCTGGACGTGCTGGTGTGCCCGAGCCGAGTGGAGGGCGGGCCGATGCCGGTGCTGGAGGCGCTGGCGTGTGGGGTGCGGGTGGTGATCCCACAGCACGTGGGCATCCTCGACGAGCTGCCGGACGCGCCGGGGATCCACCGGTATGTCCGCGGAAATGCGGCGAGCCTGGTCCAGGCGTTGGAGGCGGCGATCTCGCAGCCCGGCGATCGCGAGGCGCTGAGGGCGACGACGGCGAAATATAGCGTGCAGGCGTTCTGTGATGTGCATGCGAGAGAATTCGAACAGGCGTTCCAACCCGCTCCAGCACTGGACGCCGGCATTGCGGCGAAAGAGACGCCAGAAGTTGAGGTGCAAGTGAGGACTAATCCGCCAACGGATCATGGCACGGGCAAGAAGCGCGGCATCTATGTCGTGGCGTTCGGGGACCCGGCGCGAAATTGCGCCGCACGGCTGATGAAGACGGCCAAGGCGCACATGCCGGACATTCCCATCTGCCTGTGCGCGGCGAGCAAGATCGGGCCGGAGGACATTCTGGTCAAGCAGCCCGATTCGGACATCGGCGGGCGGCGGGCGAAGCTGAAGGCCTACGAGCTGAGCCCGGCAGAATGGAAGGCGGTGCTGTACCTGGACGCGGACACGAAGGTCGTCGCGCCGATCTATTCGTTTTTCCAGTGGATCGAGGACGGGTGGGAGTTTGTCATCTGCAAAGACCCACATTTGATGGATACCATGCATGCCTTCAAGCGGCACAACAACGAACAGGAGCTGGCCGAGATCAAGACGGCGGTGTACACGTTGCACACGCTGCAGATCAACGGAGGGGTGTGGGCGTTCGCGCGCAATCCGCGCGTGGCGGCATTTTTCGCGCGGTGGCAGATGGAATGGGAAAAGCACGCGCAGCGCGACCAGGGGGCGCTGTTGCGGGCGCTGTACGCGGATCCGCTGAAAGTTTGGTGGCTGGGGAACGAGTGGAACACGTTCGACAAATACTGCAAGAACATCACGACGGCTGGGCTGATGCACTATCCTGGTGACGCGCGGCGGTGGAAAGGCGCGATCATGGGACGGATTGACAGCGCCGAGGCATGGACAGCAGTCAGGCATTGGGAGAGGGAGCATCAAGCTCATGCCCGATGAATTCGTGTGGAATGGGCTACGGCTCGCGTATTTCGACCATTCCTATAACCACACGGCGCTGAATTCACGGCGTGTGGAGATCCCGGTCGTGCGCTGGTTCATTCACCAGTGCCGGCCAAAGTCGCGAGTGCTGGAGGTGGGCAATGTGCTGGCCCATTACGGCGTGGCGCACTGGCCGGTGGTGGATCTGCACGAGCGCGGGGCGATCAACGCGGACGTGATGCGGTGGAAGCCCGGCAAGCCGGTGGACTTGCTGGTCAGCATCTCGACGATCGAGCACATTGGTTTTGGAAGGTACGCCGGGCCCAAGCCGGTCAAAGCCTCTTCAGTGCTGGCGCGCTTTAAGAATTTTCTGGCGCCGGGAGGCGAGGCCGTGGTGACAGCGCCGACTCGGTACAATCCAGAGCTCGACGCGGAATTGAAGAGCGGCGCGCTGGGCGCGGACCGCATCTGGTTCATGCGGATGGTCGGCAATCGGGAATGGGCCGAGTGCACGATGGATGAGGCGCTGGCCATGTCGCCGAGGGCGTGCTCGGGACGCTGGGGCGGCGGCATGATGGTGATTTTGTTTCAGCGATAGGGGGGAATGTGAAACAGCAGACGATAATCGTGGAAAACGACCCGACGAAAGAGCCATTATCCTCTGCCGTCATCATCGCAGGCGGCAGAACGGGGGGAACGTTTCTGGCGCATTGCCTGAGCAGTCACCCCGATATTTTCTGCGACCGAGGCGAGCCATTGCACCATGCGAGCGTCTGGCACACCAATCTGACGCTGGATCGGGTCAAGCTGCTGTACTGCCTGACGCACATGCAGGGATACCGGGTCAGCATGTGCAAGCTACTGTACCAGCAGGCATTCAAGCCCGAGGTATGGGATTACGTGGTCAAAACGCAGCCGCGCGTGATCTGGCTGACGCGCGACAACACGATCCGGCAGGCGGTGAGTATCATCCTCAACCGGCTGGCCCGCGAGGGGAAGATCGAGCATCCGGCGCATTCGTTCGACGACGTAAAGCCCGTGCAGGTGGAGCTGGCGCCGGACCAAGTCCTGGGAATGGCGCGCAAGGTTGCGGCACTCTACGAATATGCGCGCAACGAGTTGACCAAGATGGGTGCGGTCTTGCACATCACCTATGAGCAGGTCGCTCAGAATGACGGGAAGCTGAGCGCGGTGGTCGGTCGCGAGGTCTGCGAGTTCCTGGATGTGCGGTATAGGGCGATGGCGTGCGACCTTAAGCGGGTCAACCCATTGCCATTGAAAAAGATCGTCACGAACTGGCGCGATGTGTCGGCTGCGATCAAGGGGAGCGAATTTCGTGCCTGCCTGGAGGGGGAATAAATAGTGGACATTCTCAACCTGGGGGCGGGCAACAAGCTGATCAAGGGCGCGGTGCAGCATGATCGGGTGAAGCACAGGCCTGAGATTGACGTGGTGTGGGACTTGGACATTTTGCCGTGGCCATGGCCAGACAACTCGTTCGACACGATTGTGGCCTGTTCGGTCCTGGAGCACCTACGGATCAACCTGATCGAGTCGGTCAACGAGTGCTGGCGCATCCTGCGGCCTGGCGGCGTGCTACACGTGAAGCTGCCGTATTGGAACAGCAGTGCCTCGTACTGCGACCCGACGCATTACTGGCATTTCGATTTACGGACGTGCGATCTGTTTGACCCTGACACTAAGTACGGTCACGACTACCAATTCTATCCGATCCAGAAATGGGAGATCACGCAAAAGGCGAGGCTGAACAAGGCCGGGACCTCATTCGCTCTAAAGATGCGGGTGCGCAAATGAATGGGATCGTGATCCGCAAAGAGGACGCGGTGGCACAATCGAAAGCGAAAAAGCTCGGCGCTGGCGTGTGCGTG